CTCTGTTTGTTCAGGTACTCCATTGCTTTTGCTAGCTTTGCCAACAATTGAAAGAAGAATAAATATCCCTAAAATTATAAGAAATACCATCATACATCCTGATGGTCCTTTACTTTTTTTTGCTACAGGTGCTCCACATTTTGGGCATGTCGCCGCTTTTGTAGACACCTGCTCACCACACTCTTTGCAATTTATTAAAGCCATAAACCCCCCCTTTATAAACATTGGCAAGAGTAACAGGGATCGAGTCGGCAATAAATGAGAGGAAAATCTCTACCCCCAAGAATTCATAGCTTCTTCCAGAGAGAGGGGTGCTTCAGGTATGTGCGGAGCAAAATCACTGATACGGAATGCCGGGGCGTCCTTGCCTTTGTTGACGTTCGCCAGAACAGAGGAGATCAGCGCAGCGCCCCACTCCGTGCGCATCATCGGGTTCAGGCTGCCGTATCGCTCCCGGTATTTCGCCCAGAGCTGCAACTCTTTGAAGCTGATCGCTTCCCGCGCTTCGGCGATGGTTCTTCCGCCGATGCCGTTGAGAACGAGTTCGCACCAGAACTCGTCTTCGGCGCTGAGCTGGTACTCTTTCCCAGATCGTTAACCTCCTGGATAGCGAGCAGCAGAGCGATAGTCAGCTGGCCATCCAGCGCGCCGCGTTCCGGATCAGCTTCGCCGGTAATGTCCGCCGGGGTAAATACCGGATGCCCGGCTTCGTCGCAGATGGAGGCAGCAATACGACCGGCTACGCCATCCACCCGGCCATTTGCCGCCATAACGTCGGTCATCGCCGAGTGGTAGCCCATAGGGCGGATATAGACGGTTGCGGTGATCTCCTGCTCACCCTGCTTCCAGGTGATTTCCTTCTCTACCGGGCGGCCGGTGAATGCTCCGGCCTGCTTCAGTGAATCCAGTGTCAGTTTCATGCTTTAGGCGCTCGCTTTTGGTACCCAGACGGCAGAGCCGGAACGCTGGATAGAGGCGGAAGTGGAAACAACCGTATTGGCTGCAAAATCAAACGGGAAGTCGCTTACGTAGCCTTTGAAAACAAACCAGGTGCGGCTGTCAGGCAACGCCAGTCCGTCTACTGCACCGCTCGTGCCGCTGGCGGCTGCCGTCGGTGCGGCTTCACCATCAGACCAGCCGATTGCAAAGGTCAGATCCTGATCGGCCTCATCATCGGAAATCGACAGGTTATAGAGCATGATATGGCTGGCATTTTTAGGATCAGCATTCAGCGTTAGGGATGCTGCGCCCGGGGTACGAAGCCCGCGTTTGTAAGTGCGATCGTTCTTTTCAGAGAGGCAGGTATCCTCAATCTGGTCTGCAGGGTTACTGCCTGGTGAAAACGCCGTAATACATTCCACTTCACTCACTGCGCCATTGGCGAGCAAATAGAGCTGCGTGCCTTGAGTTAATACAGACATGGGTTATCTCCGGTCATAAAAAAACCGGCTCAGGGCCGGTGAGAGGGTTATCGCTTCACTATCCAGTCAACGTCGAACGAATAGCGATAGCGTCTGGTTTCGGGGTCTTTTTCCTGCCCGCCCCAGCGCGTGATATACGCGTGTGGCTCGATAGCGTCGCGTAGCGCGGCGGCAACAGCGATTACCTCGTCCACGGTGTCAGCATATGCATCAACCTGCAGGGTGAACGAATCGACATCGGGCCGTTGCGCGAGATAGTTCTCCGGAGAGCCGGTGACGTTCTGCCACACCACGTAGGGATAGACCAAGTTGTCATCCTGCTGGCCGAACGGATAGAGGCGCAGCGTGTCGCCGCCCAGCAGCGCGACAACCGGCGGGCTGGCGGCGCAGACGCTAAAGATCGGCGCAATCATGGAGGCACTCCCTTTTTCGCCGCGCGCTTGATGGCGCGGTCAATAGCTTTTTCGTATTCAGTGGCAAAGACATTCACTACTTCACCGACGCTGCTTTCAGCCGCCGGGCGCATGAACGGCTGCGCCCGCACATTCTCGGTACCGAACTCAATCAGTCGCCAGTGCGGCGTCGGCGCATTCTCACCGAGATCAGGATGTTTTTTCAGGACGGCACCGTGAAGAACGCCGATCCGAAAACCCAGATTGCCGGTGGTTTTGAACACACGCCCGTTCCAGCGCATCGCCACGTTTGCGGCAATGCTGCGCCCGGTTGCCGGATCATCAATGCGGCTGGCATTCTCCTTCGCCTTATCGACAATCACATTACCGGCGCGCCGGAGCGCAGCCCGACCACCGCGACGCCGCAGATCGTCACTGACCGATGACAGCTTACCGAGCAAAGCCTCAACGCCAATAATGCTGAAATCTACGCCGTCAGCCATCGTTAACCCCCCGCGAGCATGGCAGTGTCAGGTATTCCCGACCGCTTTTATCGTCTTCGAGTACGCCCTGAATATCGTAGATGCGTCCACGGTAAAGAATGCGGTGCTTATCCGTGACATCATCACGCCAGCGAATAGTGATCCGTGTGGTTACCTCGCTTTGTCCCGCCTGCGCGGCGACAAAATCGCGCGCAGACAGATCCGTAACGTTAGCCCACAGCTCGGCCTGGTCAGCCCATCCGTTAACCACCGCGCCGGTAACCGGACTCTGCGTTTTAACAGGCTTCTGCAGCGTGATTCGTTTATTGAGCTTCCCCGCCTGCATGATCACCCCCTGGGCTTGCCGCTGAGGTAAGTATGCTGTGGAAGTTCAGCGTCCCTCTCTTCCACTACCATTGACTGGTAGATCACCGCCGTCAGAGCCTCGTTTGACTCCGCCAGTCGGTTCATCGCTGCTGTCTGGGCTGCCATTGCCGCCAGCAGCTGGCTTACCTGTTGCTCGTTCATAGGCGATTTTCATCCACTTTTTAAGCCATTCACGCCGGGCGGCGCATCCGGAGCAGGCCATCAGTGCCACCGCCGGTGCTGTAGAAGCAATGCCTCAACGCCCAGCGGCGTTTCCGCCAGATTCTGCGACGCGCCTTCGCGGTTCGCATACCAGTGGCCAATCAGCAAAAGCATTGCCGCCCAGATGCCGGAAGTAAGAAAAGAACCTCACGGGGAGGCTCTTTCTCTTCAACTGGAGGCGTCAGAACGTCTACCAGCGCACCGTCGCAGAAATGCTCAACATAATCGACGGCGGCCGATGCGTATGCGCCGATAAGCGTATCTTCAGCGTCGCTATCAACCCTGAGATGCGTCTTTATTTGCGCCATCTGCTCCGCGCTTATTTCCACCTTTACCCCCGGCTTTCGGTTTTTCGGGATCTGGCGTTTCTGCCTTTTCAGGCTCAACCTCTTCTGCCAGATGCAGTTTCACCAGCGCCTCGCCGATCTCCTTTTTCACGATGCGGGTTTCACCCTGTGAAACGGTGCCGAGGTGGTAGTGCGAGAACATACGGAGAGCTTTAATTTTCATAGCGTTTACGCGGCCATTGCTGACCGCGCCCTTCTGTTATGCGCCGGTACCGACAGCAATATCACCGGTAACGATGGCCGCAGGACGATAGTGCGCCAGCGCCAGGCGCTCTTCGCACAGGATGGTCAGCATGTTTTTAACGAAGTTATCGCGATCCTGATTACTGATCTCAATAGTGGCATCCATGCGATCCCACACCTGAGATGCCAGGCCAAACGCGCCAACGGTGAATTTTCCTGCCGTCTGCGCCGTGGTCGACACCACCGGCAGACCCCAGAGCACTTTGGAGGCAAACGCCTGCGGGCCGCCAAGAATGTAGTTGCCATTAGCATCTTTCAGCAGCGCGATGCGGTGCCAGTCCGCCGGGTTGAGAATGATGCCGTCGGCTTCGAACTCGCTCAGCGACACCTGATAGATGGCATGTGCCAGAACATCAGCACCGGTATCCCCGGTCGCGTTGAGTGCGGTTTCGTAGTCGTTCGGCCCCTGGAGGTTGTCGCCGGTGCCATCCCCGTTCAGCATCTGGTTCTCTTCCACCAGCGCCAGGCCATACATCATGCGGGAGTTGATGTAAGACTCGAGGGCAGGTGCATCGTCCATAATCTGGCGCGATGCCTGGATCCAGTGGGCGATAGTCTTCACGTTCGCCGTTTCTTTGGTGAAGGTGATGTTACTTTCAGGCTTGAGCGTACCTTCTGCCACTGGCGCGGCTGCGTTGGTAAACACGTTCTCACGAACGTATTCCAGCGCGTTGCTGGTAATGCGCCCCTGCGCCAGCAGATCACGTACAGTCAGGCGACGGAGACCCGGCATCAGGATGCCCGGCTGCTGCTGCGGCAGAACCAGAGCGCCGGCGGAGTTCGC